AAGCAGACTCCGTCTTTCTACATCTTCTTTGCAAGATTAATACTCACAAAGGATGATAGAGGTTTTTCACGCTTCTCCTGGTTATATGAAGGATTCAAACCCGGCACAAGACGAGCTTTTGCTTGAATAGCATCTAGCTCTGAAGAACTCTTCTTGGCAAAGGGGATCATATCCCTATGCCCACGTACCACGAAGTGCAGAAACTCATCAAAACACGGATCGTCCACACAATTCTCAAGTATCATATAATTTCGAATGCAGAACATGTCTGAGTTCCAATCTTTCGGCTTATGGAATTTCTCAGGTTGTAACATACTATTAAGTCCCCTAATGGTGGGATAGTATGCTCCAAGAATCCGCGCGTCTTCCCGACTAAAGTATTCCTGATGATAGTAGCGCTGTAAGAAACTTAGCTGAGTATCTCCTACAGTTTGCTTTGATGGATTAGCTGGTAATCCGAATTTACCAAGATAATCTACTAGTTGATCCGCGTCCATATCTGTCAGCCAATAGAAGTCGTCGCCGATTCCTTGACCTTCAGCTCCGGTTTTCCATGCCATAAACATCTGCAGGATTGTTTCTGTAAGTTGGGTCCACCCTGATCCGGATGCGAGCCCATGAATACCGACATATTGCTCGGTCGTCGAGTGCAAGAGACCGATATCGCAGATATGATCTAAGTTACGTTTCAACTCATCCCAATATGACTTCTGAAACAGCCATTTTACAATCTGATAAACCAGACTGATTTGGGCGGGACGCATATGAGCATCCATTGCTGTGGTGTCTCCACCATCAATATGCTGGCCTTTCCACTGCTTAGTCAGTGTTTCTTTTACGAATTCAAAGCCTTGCCACGGCGATAAGTAATCTCTGATCCAAGGAGTTGGTGAATGCTGTAAAGCATCCTGGATTACTTGTGAGAAGGAAAATTCGACTAAATTTAACGACATCGGGAACATCCAAACCGGTCGCAATTTACCATTATACTGGCGAAACAAAATTATAGCCGGATAGTCGTACGCAATTCCAGTCTTTGCGTCTTGAATTTCTTCCTGTAGTACCGTGCTTCTTCTCACAAATCTGGGGAAGCCAGAGTTCGTTGTCAACGTATCTCTTGCATTCATATCGTCAACAACTGATTTGAAGCTCTTGGGGCGCTTAGTCATTAATCGATCTCCGAAAGCCACCTTAGCGAACTGCTTCGCATCCTCAAAATACTCAGACAGAGCGTTGGGGTCATCATACTCTGAAGGAGAATACAGAGGTTCGATTACCTTTTGACACTCTTCAGACTCGATAGGCGGGACCGCACCCTGAGGTCCAAATTTCTCGACTTGTTTCAAATCGAACTGGGTGAAATCTTCACCAAATTTAGCTTTATTATTGGCAGATTTCATAATAGGAATCCATTCCTGCAGAACAGATTCAGCATCTCTCTTTTCGTACAACCAAGAGCGAGGAGTTGCTTCTCTACCCCTACTCAAGTTTGTCAAATAAGAGGACATACTGTGATTAGCCATTACTAAACTTCGTAATGTGCTGTTAATTGGCTCACTTTTCATAGTTAAGCCTCCTTTCATAAAGAATTTCATTACTGTAAAAT